CTATACGCCTTGAGCGATTAACGGCAGGTACTTGCCTTTAGTGGTTTCCGCCTTGGTGCCGGTGCTGCTAATTGCTCCGCTGTTAATTGGGGCGCCGGTGTTGCTGTGAGTATGATCAGCCGTTTGCTGGGCCAGTTCTTGAATAAGATCCAAGATATCAAGTATTGATTGCATCACATTGATGCCTGCGCTCCTGGCTGCGCCACCAGAGCCAATCCATACGCTTGAACCGATAATCACCTGACCACCTCCGGCCACGCTCTTTCGTACTGCCTGGATCTTCTCTTCAATCGATTGGGCGCTAACTGTAATGGGCTTGCCGGTGATCTTAATGGAATCGGCGGCGGTAATATCAATCTGTCGCGCTGACGCAACCAGTCGCGCCGACGTTCCGATCGTATAATCTCCCTCAACAATATGTTGTACGGCTCCGGCCAATAGTTTCACCGTCCCCACCACTATGGTGGTATCCGTGGCTTTTATCGTAGTTTTTCGAGTTGTAATAGTGCGCGTTTCTTCATCGGCAACTACCACCCTACTACGACTCTTTTCCTCGATTGCCTGGTCGGTGTTACGCTGCCAATCGCCTGCTACGGTAACGCGTTGTGATACCTCGGCTCGCTGCTGCTGCAATTGCTCGCCGGGCTTAATCGCAGGCAGGCTATTGCCCTCCGGCAGAGTTTGGCGAACAAAAGGTTTATCAGGGCGCCCCTCAGTGAAAGCGACCTCCACTAACGTACCTTCTGGCGGGAATTGATACATACCCCCTTCCGATCCGGCCATTGGCACCGGTAACGGTACGCCGTTATATTCCGGCGTATTGGCGGCAGGCTTGCCGTTTTCGTCCAACAATTGCAGATTGACCGCGTAGCCTGGGCGAAACGGATCGGCCTGCTGGCCAAGGGTCGGGCTTTCACTCGGCGCCATTACCCTGGCGAATTTGGGCAGGTGTAGGCCAGCGGATAATTCCGGGTAAGCGGCATCAATCTGTCGCTGTGATGCAGGTTTTTGCAGTGCCTTACCCGTGGATTTGTCGAGCGGCGTCCAAGTTAGCGTCAATTCATCCCCATTGAGATCCACGCGGGTGATACGCTGGCCATTCATCACTACGCCGGGGCGTATCGTTTGAATAACGGGTAATGTAACTGAATTACCGCACGCCGTGCCTTTATTGAACTCTGGCGGGATTTCGATCGGCTTTTTGGCAAATAAACTATCATGCCAGGCGCCGAGATATAGCCCCCCATCCGGCAATGGTTGCCAAATATAATCATCAACGCCAAAAGCGCGGCCTAGGTTTGATAATAGTTGATACCCGGTGCCAGAATGCGTGAAATTTGGAATCGGTTTATTGACATACTCAGCAGCCGGTAGTTTCACCTTAATTTTACTTTCGCTTTCCAGCCACTCTGCCATTTTTTTAAGCGTTGGGTGCTTCATCGAGCACGGCCAAGGCTTATCAAAAACCCCGGCGACTTCACGCACAAATAACTTAACCGACCCATTAGCCGCAGGCTGTGAACGCTCCACAAACCCGGTAAACCAACGCAAAACTAACCCGGTATAACCAAGATCCAGGCGCACCATTTTGCCGGTGTAGTCTTTATCAGTTATTGCGGTGATAAAACCGCGACCGCAAGCGTTCAGCTCTAACGCGATATTAATATCGGCGATCTCTACATCATCACCAGACAACATAAGTTGTTTAATTACTCTCATTATTCACCACCCAGCGCATCGTTAGCCGGTTTAAGGACGTTCTCCTCAAACCACGAACGAGTTTCTTCCGGTTCGCTTAAATCCTCCACCGCTATACCCTCGTCGCCCTGGCTCTGTGTTTGGGCTTTCTGTTTACCGGCGCGGGCCTGGCGTTTTTCGCTAACGCTCACATGCTCTTTTAATGTGAAGCCAACTTGCCAGGCCATTTTATCGGCCTGGGCGGTGGTTTCAATTGTGCCGCTAAAAGTGGCCTCACGAAAATTAACCGCCTGGGCCAGTATATTGGCGATGCGGTATTTTTGCAGGCCGCCGCCTGCGTCTTTCGCTTCGCCCAACGCGTAAAGTTTGGTTAAAATTTCTGGCGTCTCAAAATCAACCAGGCCAGTTACTTTTAGCTCTTTAGCTTTAACGCCTTGCTCTGATTTCGTGGTTGATGATGTTTGCCCGCTTTGGTCTTGCTCAGCAAAGGCCATCGATACGTTAATCAACATATTTTTTAATATGATGGGCTCACCGCTCAGCGCTAAGATAATCCCCGACATTCCACCATTTCCTTAAGTGCTGTTAAATCGTCGCTAACAAACATCACCGCCGCGCTGTAGATTGCCGACTGCTGCGGGATCTCTTTTTTCAGTTCTGCCACGGCGGTGTTAATGTCACCGCGGGCACTAAAAGCCCAAACCGGGGCGCGGCCGCCCTGGAGTTGTTCCAATGTGCTGGCCGCTTCGCTGGCCACTTGCTCGCGCAGGCTTTTTAATTCACCCAATGCATTTTTAATGCCATTACTATCTAGCGATCCGGCCGCGTCCTGCTGCGCCTGGGCAATCAGTTGCGATACCATAGCCGATCGACAAGTGCCCACAGATAACGGCACGGGCGCAGGCAATGAACTGGTAATTGTTGGGATCTGCATTTTCGATATTGCCAGCTCTGCTGCGGCCTGAGCTAATCGCTCTACTTGCTTAAATACCGGCAGCGGAAAAACCCTGGTTAATTGTCCCAGGGCTGACATAAAAGCGTCATGATGATTTTCCGCTATCATTAATACTAATATGTCCTGCTCACCACTGGCGCCGCTCAGCTTTTTAAGCAGATAATCTACCGCGTTGGCTGGACTCAGATAGTTCCCGGATTCTTCTTGATGCCCGGCACCAAACGTCCAGGGATGCACTGGCACCGTAGAACACGACACCGGCGCCAATGATTTAGGAAATTTCAACCAAGCCGGGAACCACATCAGGGCACCTCCGGCCAGGTAATATTAGGTGCCGTGCTAGTATCAATGCGCGTTAAAGCGATCCTGTACTTTTTCCAGGCTTTTAATGTTGCCCTTTCCTCATCGGTGGCGATCTCAAATTCCACAGCATCAGATAACGGCTCTATTGCTTCTTTCGCTACGCTCAAACGTTGGGACTTTTCAATGTCCGCAATCTCGATCAGTTCTTCTTTAGACTGCACGCGCTTTACGATCTTGTTTTTTGCGGTCACCATCCACATGCCGTTATTTTCTAAATCTTCTGGCACATTCTCTAATGGTATTTCAACAACGGCGCAGTTGGCAGGAAATAACGTAGACACGTCAGCGTTATAACTGCGAATTATTCTATTTTCGTCAATCATCAGCTTTAATGTATCGTCTTTAAACTGCTTTTGTGCGTCATACCAATCCAGGCCATTACTATCAATTAAATACATTGCGCCCTGAACAGGCGGCCTCTCGGGTTGATACTCTCGGTAAATATTCATAATTATATGGCTCCTATCGTCCACCAACCGCCGTTAATATATTTTTGTAATGGCCTAGCTCGAATGCTGCTAATGTAGCTATTCCCGTTATTGTATAGCCCTGTTACTACGCTTTCCCAAGGCACACCGTACCACTGACCGCCCCCAGGACGCCCGATTTCAACCGCCGATCCCCATCGAATATCGCTAATAAAATTTCTACTGACCCAACTAGCCAGATCGCCGCCCCACACCGGGCCGTAAACCATGCCGTCATTTCTAAAATGGGATTGTCCTCCACCCGTATATAAATGATGATGGGCGTAAAGATTTGAACCAGCATAAACGCTGAGTGGAACATAATAATCGCCGACCGGAGTCCAAGAGAACGCAAGCCCAGCTCCCAGATGATCTATGATATGTAATTTAAAATCTTGCACGCCATTACCGTGATTTAGAACACCAAATGAATAAGTGTTCCAAGAGTGGCCGGGAATGTGAAAATCCTGCTTAATTAATGGGTGATACTCGCTTTCCTTATCTCGCGTTACACTATTATAAAAAGCCGCTTTTGTTTCATGTTGATATGCAAAACCATAGGAGCCATTATAAGTTGCTGTGATTTCCCCTGTATATGTTCCGCCTGTTAACGGTAGCGCTCCAACATCAACCGCACTTAACTCAACGTTCTTAGCATCATCAGCGGGTTTGTTATTCACTGTTAATACTTTGCTATCCGCCAAATCATAGGACTGCTTAACCGCTTTTGACGTTGCCGCCGCGTTAATGCTGGTTGATGTAACTGAATTATTCAGCATCACAAAACCGTATGATGTCGTCGTTGCTTTTGGATGATTTGTTGATTTCTCATGCTCTGCTAAAGCATCGGTAAATGCATCCGTCATTTCTTCCTGGGGCGTCGGCGGGCGTTCATCTTCAATAATTGTATTTTCTTCTGTCGCTAGTTTTGCAACATAGTGATGAAAACCATATTCATCGACATAATCAGCGTATTCATTAGCAACAACGAATTTTGTTAGCGCTAACCATTGTCCTGTAACAGTTCCCTGTAGACTGACGTCAACCCAAACTGACGCATCGGCGGGCGCATCAATCAAGGTATCATCAGTCAATACAACACGAAGCCCGCCGACATAGCCAACGCCAGCGGCAATACGGAATTGTTCCCCCTCACGGGTTACATTAAAACCATTGTCAAAAAAAGCGGCGTGGCCATAGTGATCTAAATTGGCCAGGCGCAATGATTCATCAATGCCAGCCATTCTAGCGCTGTAATCTATCTGCCAGGTTTCCGCGGTGACGGTGATCTGACTGGCGGCGGCTGCGCCGTCATATTCCATCAGAAATGTGCGGGTAATATTGTTTCCCTGGATACCGTTACCCGTTGCGATTTTTTGCTGTGGTAACGTATGCACAATCATGCATAGCGTATTACTTTCAGAATCCAGCAACCCCAGCCAATTAAATTCGAAGTCACCGATCCGAGTATCCAGTACGATAGAATAAGCTACAGCGTTTTCATTAATCAGCCCGTACTGGGTGACAAAATCACGATGCACAATAAATTTATCGTCTGGCAACCCTTCACGCCGGTCAATTTTTTTATCGGGATCTTGGCCGGGCACATTGGCAAAAATAATCGTGTCCGGGCGTACCGGTAATTTATTTAAAACCTGCTGAGCGTTCCAGCTCTCAAACGCTAACGTAATTGCTGTAGCCATTTATTTTTTATCTCCCAAACTGGCGCTATAAGTTACCTGTGTTTTTTTGGTGCTCGGTGCCACCTTTGTTAGTGTTTTAATATGCCCGGTTACCACATTTGATTTAGCATGATAAAAAGCGGTTTCACCGCCAAACATGCCGCCGCACAGACTCATGGTTTTATTATTGATAACTTCAAAAATATAACGCCGACAGGTGCGGCCATATTGCCGAATCAATGACATCATCAGCGTGTTGTTTTCTGCGATTTGGCTATCTGTCACCCGAATAATGATCACGTCCCATTCATATGCTGGCTGGCGCTCAAGTTGTGTTATTTCACCAATCCCCAGGCGCTTAAATATCTCTGCGAAACCGGCCACGCTGCCGGAATCTTTAGCATTGATAAACGCATACTTAACGCGCTTTCTAAATAACGCTATCGGTTCACCAGAAAAACGATTGATATCACGTCCATACGCTATGACGTTTAATAACGATTCGTGACAAGTTTCGGCATCAATTTGCTTTAGTGGCCAGTTCAACCAGTCGCGGGCAATCAGCCAGAACTTACAGGCAGCGTTGGCCAGTTTCAGGGGCTCGCCTCGATTCATCCAAACCGGCAGCTTAATGCGCGGAAAATCAGCCATGATCAACACTCACTGTTAAATTATTTAGACGCGGGATAGCCAGGCCGCTGGTAATATCCCCAATAGAAAACACCACCGAATCAACGCCAAAATGACGATGAATTTCACGGCCAAGCTGTGAAAAGCTATAGCGCGAATAAGGCCAAACTTTAACAACATTAAATTGATTATTCTCACGAAAGGCACAGCGGATCAGGTGAGCCACATTATCAATAAGCCGCGCTTGCTCCTCACCTTCTAATTCATGATCTAGGTAAAGACTCACGCTCAGATCGTGATGCGTTTCCGGCAACGCGAAACAACGTAAATCGTCGCCGTGGCCATGGTGCCCTTGAGCCATAACATAATCATTTATCGCGTCGACAAACGGCTGAGAAATTACCCCGGTATCCAACAATAAATAGACGTCGGCAGTGCCGGGGCCTCGCGGGGCATCGTGGACAAAATAAACTCTTTCACTATTCAGACCCACAATGCTGGATATCATGCCGCGGTATACAGCGTCGGTATGGTAATTACTCACCAAATTATATTGATTGCGTATGCGCGGTCGCAGGTCGCCATCACTTTCTTGCTCGGCACCGGGCTGCGTTAACCAATTTTCCTCATTAGCACAGTAGGAAATGCCCGGCACGGACTGCGGCAAAATTCGATAATATCCCGGTGCTAGGTTATAGCCTGCACCACTACTGACCGCCTCCACCGGAACGGCCAAGGCAGATACCCCGGCAGGAATAATAATATCGTTGGTAACGCGTAATTGATAAATCACTCCGTCGATCCGCTCAGACTGCACGATAGTACCGGCTTTAATGGTAATCGGCTGCTTATCGTCTGTTTTATAAAAGTGGATCACACCACTGGCCGCCAGGGCGGCTTTACGTTCAATATTTACCGCCCAGGCAAACAGATCGAGAAACGGTCCGGTCGCGGTAGCCAAAAAACTGTTTTTCAATACGGTATTAATCAACGCATCTTTAAGCCACAAAAACGGCGTAGTGACAATGGCAGTGATCAAGCGCCAAAACGGCGACATACGCGAGGTGTTAGTAATTAATCCCTCTTGTTTAACCAGGATCTCAAACTGCGCCCTCACCGCCTGATCCGTCGTCGGCATTCCGCTATCCATCAGGATTTTCTCGTAATTTACATCAATATTCTTTTTCATACGCAACCCCCTGGACAATATCGCCAAAATCATAAGTTCGCGCGGTAAGCAACAACCGCCTGGCGCTTTCCTCTGTAATCAACACCGTACCTGGCACAATCCGATCGTCGGTTTCAACTAATAAAATCATTTGTGTGAAGATGTCAGCGCGCAATGTTGTGCTACGCTGTGCCAACAATTTTATCGGTAGACCCGATTCAATCAGCGCGTGTGCTATATCTTGGCCGATGCTGACGCGATTATTACAGCGTTCCGGCTCATTGCCGGAGTTCAGCGAAAAATCACCGGCGACAATCAATAAATCAAAATATTTACCCGGCATTAAGTTCAATCCATTCATTGAGTTGGGCGGGAGTCATTGGCTCTTGTTGAGTAATGTTGACAACACCAACATGACGACTGTTATCCACTTTGTTAGATGAACTATTTTTAATTTCTTTACTGATACCACCCTGGCCAACTCCTTTTAAATTTGTGCCGGTTAATGCAGTTGCAGCCGGTGCCGCGGCAGGTGTCGGCATCAAATCAATATTGATTCCTGGGATCATGTTTAATTTATCGACAATCCAACTGTAGGTATCAGAGAATGATTTTTTTAAGAACGTCCAAAGATTCCCAAACACATTTCCCAGGCTCGCGGCCATATCTGCAACAGAATCAAACGGCGAGATATCCTCAAACCATTTACAAAGTTTCTCCCAAGCCTTGCCGATAATATCAACCACATATAGAAAAATGGTTTTCCATACTTCCCAATATGCGGCAATGATTTTAAATGCGGTGGTATCCATTACCGCGGCTTTTATTTTGTCCCAATGCTTGATAAGTAAATAAATACCGACAGCCAGGAGCGCAATAGCGGCAATAATGAGCAGGATTGGCCAGGTCATAAAAGTAAATGACACCCCAGCCAACATAGCGGCGATACGGATCGCCAACAGCGTGGCGCGTAAAATCCGCATGGCGGCATTCCACGCTAACAGGGCCGCGCGATACGCCAAGATAAACACCCGGCCAATTTTCAGTACGGCACTGAATGCCGACATAATTCCGCGCAAGCCAATCATAATAAATCGGGTAATCCCCATCACGATATTGGCCGCGGCACCGGCTGCGGCAAAGCTCAAAAAGCCAACCGCGATATAACCGATCCAACGGGCGATATTTGGGAACATTTTCATCCATTTTGTGAATTGCTCCCCGGCGTCAGCGACGTTATCAATTAACGGGTATAACACTGGCACCAGGCTTTCACCGATGGCGGCGCGCAAGGCAAACAATATCGAAGTACAGCGGGCAAACGGATCGGCCATTTTATTGGCCATACTGGTGGCATTCTTCATACCCGTATTTTTACCGAGTGAATCCATATGCTTGCGCATTTCGTCCACGTTGCCGTATAGCGCCTTAATCACTTTTGAGCCGCCGCCAAAGGCTTTATCGAGTTCAGCCTGGGCTTTAATATTGCCCTGGATAGATTTCCCGTATTTATTCTGTAACTTTTGAATAATATCCGGCATGGCCAACAGCTTGCCGTTTGAATCCGTCAAGCTTATTCCTAGCGCTTTACCACCTTCAACCGCCTTATTTAAAAACTGCTCATAGGCACCGGCCCCCTCATTGCCCATTGTCCTGGACAATTGCCCCAATACGGCGAATTGTTCGGATAATCCAACGCCCAGGTTAGATCCGGCGCCTTTGGTGCCTTTCATCATGTCTTGGATTTTCTGAATAGATAGGCCGAAATTACTTACCATGTAGGCGGATTGGTCGGTTAAGTTTTCCATAAACTTTACCCGGCCCATTTTATTAGCTACGCCTCTAAACTGGTTATACATCGCGCCGTAATAGGTGCCGACCGCTTGCGCACTTTCTCCCGTACCCGCCGCCAACAAGTTAGCGGCCTTGGTCATGCGCGGCAGCTCTCTATCTGTCAAGCCATTAATTGAGGACTTGATCAAGTGCGACGATTCAACAAACGCCAGCGCCGATGTCCCGTAGCGAGAACTGAACAATAATGCATCTTTAGAGAGTTTTTTTAGTGCCTCTTCCCCTACGCCCCGCGCCGAGGCTTTTTGTAAGGTATTAAACATTTGAACGGCAGGATCGAGCGCGGCCTGAATTGCTTTTTTTACTCCCCACAATGCCAGAAAGCCCTTGGCCATTGGTTCAAAGGCTTTTTCTGACTGCTTGGCAAATCCCCGCAAACCCGCACCCACGCCCCGCAATGGGCGCGTTACGCGGTCGATCAAGGATAAAGTAAAAGATAAAGTGCTCATTATTTTCCGTTAAATGCCAGGGTAATGCCGTTAGCAATTGAAAACCGCATATTCTCGGCAAAATGATTATCAAGCCAGGCCGCGCGGGCTAAATTCTCGGCGTCGTCAGTTTCATTAGGCAAATAATAACGACGCAATGTTAAATATTGCTCTAACCCGTTTTCGCTAATTTTTCGGGTTAGGGTTTCTATTTTTTTACGGTGATTTCTAATTCCGGTGCGAATTCGTCATTAATTGCGGCGGCAATTTGCAAAGCGGCACCCGGGGAATTAACGAGAATATCGTTTAAAGCGTCTTTATAATTTTTATCGACGATGCGGCGAATATAATTGGTTGACGGCGCCATTTTATTATTCATCTGCATTTCATTGATAAATTTATTATAAGTTTCGACTTCCGGGTTAAATACCAATTCAACAGACCCGATTTCTAGAGTAACTTTAGCCATAATATTCAATTCCTTATTTTCTGATTTCTTTAATTAATGCGTTATGCCTAACGGCACAATCTAAATATAAGTATTTATACGCCGTCACCAGGGCATCAAAAGCGGCGCCAGTGGTACCGGTTAAACGGGGTAATACTTCCGGGCACTCAGTTAATAGATTTTCCTGATAATATGCTTTCGTCTCGCTCGGTGGCGTCGTTGAACAACCGCATATAATCATCAGTAGCGCACACGTTATTAAAAACCGGTTTAACCACTTCGGTGCGAATAACTTTTTCGGTGTGCCGTTCATTAGCTCTTAAATCCTGTAGTTTGTTTTCCACAACTTGCGCCGTAGCGGCAATAGATGTTTGTATCTCCACTGCAGCTTTACGGGCCGCGCGCTCAATTAACAATTGTTGGCTGTCCTGGTATTGCAGGCTAAACCACCAACCGGCAGCAAAGGCCACTACCACAGCCCCCAAAAGCCAACGCATTAGCGCACCCCGTTATGCTCAAGGCTAAAATGATTGCCATCTGGTCGAGAAAAGCGCCCGCCCCAACTGCCGCCGATACTTTCCCAATATTCGCCGAGCGGCAAATAGGCTGCGCTATCAGTCTGGTACTCACCATTAATAAATAGATTTAAATCAACGGCGAGGCGCTGAGTGTGCAAACTTTTAGCAATACCTCGGCCATTCTTGGCATTCAGCGCTGCCTGTTCCGGGGTGCGGTAGGCTTCGCCAAAGGTCACGCGGTAACCGTGATCGACAGACCACAAAATAAGTTGTGCGATCAATTGGGCAAATAATTGTTGTTTTTCACTCAGTTTCACTTTTACTTTTACCTCGCTTTAATAACCATTCGATCCCGGTTTGACCAGATATCCCCAGCGTACAAGCCAGGCCGATTAACGCTAACTCGCTTAAATTCTCAAACTGAATCAACACCGTACCCGAGCTAACAGCAAGGGCAACGCCGAGCAATATCCGGCCAAGCAACAGCCGAAACGTAATTTTTTCATCACCAACCAACAACTTGGCCAGGCCGATCAGGGCGCCGAAAATACCAAGCCGGATCAGGGTTTTTTCTATTTCGTCCATGACTACGACTACTCCAACAGATTGCGCGTATCGCGCGCCGACAGGTACGGCACACCGTTGATATGGACAAAATCCGGCGATGTCGAAAAATACTTCACTTTATGCTTACTTTTATCAGCACTATTCGGATCAATGCTGAGCAAGCCGGATACCACTAATTTGCAACCGAATACCGTTACTTTCATTTCAGCCTCGCCGGTATTGGCATAAAATGTAATATCCTCTACCGGGAAATCACTCCAAGACCCGGCGCGGGCGGCGACCTCAGATAATAAGTTGAAATTCTGGCTATCTAGTTCTAACTCTCCTTCCGCCGATTTATCGCCTTTGGTGTGGCCATCCGGGATACCGTTAGTTTTAGCCACCGCGGTGTTATCGGTAATGTCTAACGAAATGTTCTCCACATTAATCATTACATCGCCATAGTTGATATCAAAAGACGAGCCGCTTAAACGCTCCATTATTTATCCTCCAGTTTAAGATCCAGCATAATGGACGCAGTGATCCCCTTCGGACATTCCTCTGTTCGGCCGACCGCGTAAATCTCAACGTTGGTTTTAGTTTTCCAAACGATCTGGATATCGCCATCCTTTGGCGGCTTAAGCTCGCCGGGGAACTGAACGCCGTTAATCAATACTGATTTGGACATTTCACGCATCACCGCCGCAAAATAAATTTTGTTGCGCTCAATGCTGCCGGGCGTGCTGTTTAAAGCACGGTTACCAATGCGGCGGATCGCTTTTACCCGAATACGGCGAGACATTTTGTCAATGACTCGAAGATTTTCGATGGCCTGAAAATCCCCGGCCTCGGCGTCCAAGGTGCGACCGTCAGACCAATAGACGCCATCAAAATTGGTATACCATGCAGGCACGCTATAACGAACCCTCTCCAGGGCAATTAGTGTCTCCAGACCCAGCTCTGCGCCGTCAGCATCAACCGGCTTATCAGCGCTGCCCAGATCCAACATGGGGCCTGTTTCCACACGCATGGGACTGTCAGCGATAGTTACTGAACGATTACACAGCCGACCAGCCAATGCGCCCACTTCATTACCAAATAAGCGCGGAACCAGCATTACACCGGCCGCCGCAACGCCTTTTTGCAGGGTGTCCAAACGCTTATAAACTGCGGCCCAGTTTTCCCCAGCATTGGCGCCGTCAACCGGCAACATAAACCATTGCCATGTACCGAATTTAGATACCACAACACTCCGCAGGCTATTAAATTGCTCAATCTCTGCTTTGGTGCTTACCGGGATCGTTGATACCACGCCCTCCACCTGGATTTTCGACTGGATCGCTTTAATTGCTTCAATAGCGGCAGGAATACCCGATTCTTTCGGCAGTATGTACACATAAGCAAACCAGTTTTGCCCAGCGTTCACCACAGCAGATAAGAGATCGCTTTTCAGTGCCCCCTCACCCGTTAAGCTGTCAAAATCGGTTTGCGTATTAACCGGGATCACATTGCCGATATTGGAGTCTGGCGTACCATCTGTCGCAACACCGATAAATAATAGTGTTCTCTCGACTTCCTTATTTTCACCCTGACCGAGATTGACCTGGTTTATTGTTACTTCGGGGAAAGCCATTGTTTTTACCTCATTAGCCGTAATTCATGCCCTGTAATTGGCGGGCAATCATTTGCATTAATTCATCATCGTTAACGCCCATAAATACGCGGGCGGGTAATTCTATGTTCCAGGTCTTTTTAATCGGTTTGTTTTTCAATATACGAATTAATAAACCGGCTTGAGCCTGACTAATATTGTTGGTGATATAACTTGAGGGCGCTTTTTTATATTTTCCGTTAATACGAATTTGATAATTTAATGCCCTTAATTTCTTAGCTTGTCTTTTTGTCGCTTTATCCGCTGCCGGTTTATTTTTAATTTGACCGGCTTTTATCGTGGCTTTCATGCCGTTGTGATGGGCATAACCCACCACACCCGCCGCCACGCCCTTCCCGCCGTTATGGTAATTACCGCCGCTTAGATACAATCTAATGGATTCTGTCGCCGGTAATTCCTTAATTTTTATTAGCTTGGGCAGATTCTTTAGCATCGGTTTTTTACCGCGGCGCCGGGCTTTCCAGGCTGTGCCGTCCGGGTTCTTTTGCTGTTTCTGGTGCCGTTTTGCAGCGACAATCAAGCCATATTTAGCAATCCGCCATAACAAGCGCTGGCGCTTTTTCTGTGGCAGTTCATGCCGCTTTATTTCATCCTGGAGCGTCCGCAGTTGGGCGCGGCTCAGTTCACCGCGAATCATTCACGGATTCCCGCAGGGCGGCCCCTTTTACCAGGCTAATCTCTTCCGCCGTCCAGATAATTGGGCTACATATCGCGTACTTTTCACCCTTGATCGGGATCTGGCCTTTTTCATCCGGCTTTACATTGATTTCATCCACTAAACCAACCTGAATAGTTAAATCAGCGGTTTTATCGTCACTTACTTCTAAATCAATGGTCGGCTCTTCCGGCTGAAATTGTTCATCAAGGCTATTAGCTGACAACCAAACCAATATCAGGGCAAAAATGATTTGCGGATCAAACTCGCGGTAAGGAAATCTGCCCCAAGATAGCGTCCCGTTATAAACCAGCACCCCCAATCGCCGTTGATTCAGGCCCACCGCCTTTTGTGCCCGTTTTAAAACCGGTTCATCCATCCAGCTATCAAATTCATTCATATAGCGCTTAGGGACGTTCTGTTTAATAAATCCTACTAAACTATCCAACTGGCTCATAACAGCGACACCCCAACCCGTTTTAATCCCTTAATATTGCGTACGGTATAGGCAGCCTCCGCCAATAGATCGGCTTTGGTTTTCGGATTATCCTGGCCGGTGTGGCCCTCACTGCGGCCTAAACTGGCGTACTCGCCAATTAAATCCGCTTTGGCGCGGGCGAATACAGCTTTTTGGTATTGAGTAATTAACTCGTTTTTACCATCAACAGACACGCCCGGCACCGTAGCGGCGGTGTTATACCCCTGCGCCCGTCTTTGGGCGGCTATGTCTTGCAACTGGCGATTGATTTCTACAACCGAATCAACTAATGCGGCGGCTATCTGACTGTGGTTAATATCACCGGGAATTGTGCGAAACACTTCAAAATCAGCAACATCAATATCAGGCCAAAATCCATCATTGGTTATTATTGATTCGCTGTACTCCCTGTCGTTTGCCTTGAACATCAATACACCTCAAATAAAAAAGCGGGCTGACCAGTTTCCACGGCCAATGTTGTTATCAATAACGCATTGCCTCGACTGCGCCCGCTTGGCTTGCGGTAGTCGTTTAATTTGTTTCAGCTAGCGACCGGATACGGGCGGCGATCCGTTCTCGCATCGTCATAACCCCAACCTTGGGATTAAATGCATGAGCCTCAGCTAATAAGGCGTCGGCTTTCTCCAGCGTTTCAATGTCATTAACTGCGCTGGCGCGGGCTTTTCCGTCTTTATCTCTTAACAGCAACATTCCGGCGAACTTAAACCATTTCGCACTGACTTTTTCATGTAGCCGCCAGTTATCCCGCACCTGTTCAAACGTGCGGGAAAAATACGGCTCAACGCTATGGCCAAGGCTAAATTCATTCTCAGCCCAGGCTAGAACGGTATCGGCCGTAAAACTGGCCAGCGTGCCCTTAAAATTAGCCGGGGCCGGTTGATGCTGATCTATGGCGATATCGACCCAATCTAGTGCCCTGTCAAAATCCCCCACATCGAACAACCACACAATGCACCATACGAACGTGGGATTTATATGTACGGCCGCCGATTCCAGGTACTGCTCGACCGTTGGCAACCAACGCGGCAGTAATTCATCCCTTTTCATCTTGCGGCGTTCCGCTCGATTCGGTTGGCGGCGGCACCGGGCAACGTCACGATCCAGGGCATTTAGCTGCAAGTGCATACTGTCGGGACTGCTTAACGCTTTACCCTGGCTTAGTGCTTTTTCTGCTTCAATGCGTGCCTTGTGACGCTGGCCCGGCGACATATACATATTTATTCACTCATAAACGGGGCCAGTGTAGGCTCGGATTTAATCGTTACTGCGCTTTCATCAAAGGCCGCGTAAAGCTCTGGATATTCCAGGGCGTAGCCTTCCATGCGCCAATACTTACTTTCATAGGCTTTGCGGTCGTCAACATGCTCAGCTTTACGCTGACGAGTGCCGCGCTGGGTGTACATATGCAAATTACTAAGCATCGTGACAACCATCCGTTTTCCAGGGAAAAACGGCGGCACATAAGCCGGGCGGGCGGCGATCGAATTACCAAGCAACTGCGCGGCGATTTTTTCAGTCGGCCGATCGGCAGCTTGATAAAGTCGATGCTGTTCAGCCGCTACCAAATCAGCACCAACCATTACTGATAAGCGCGGATCTTCGCGAAACTCAGCCGGGACTAAAGTGTTAATTAAATCTGAGGCCATAGCATCAAGCGATATATAGTCCCCACCTTCCCCCAACGTTACCGCGTCAGTAATGATCTGCTTACCACCTTCATAATCGCGGGCAATTTGGTGCCATCCCCGGTTAACGTCCTCGCCATTCGGGTATTTACTCGGATCGGTATCCTCTGCCGCGTGTGTACCGTTAAAACCGATACGCAACTGATCCAAGGCGAAGCATTCATTCGCAAAATCATTCACTTTTTGGAAAAATTCGTTTTCACTGCCAGCATTCGCCCAGGCGCACAACAGTGCCCAGGTTAACTGTGCGCAAGAGTCCGTTTCCGCAAGCGTGTAAGTGTTACCATCCACACCAACCTGCTTAACAAATCGGCCGCCTTTCTTGCGCCCGGTATGTAGACCGGCTGCGCCTACCGCTACCACCTGGCCAGACAGTTGATCCACATCCTGGACGGTGATCAGTTTTAAAAACGCCTGGCTTTCCAGTAGCGCATTACGTAGCTTGGTTTCCTGCGGTGGCGTTACCGAAAAATAGCTAGTCAGGGCACCCGGCTCAATGCCGTAACCTTGCGCCAGGGCCGAGGCATATTGATTAATAAGTTCGCGCGCGCGCGTTGTTAGTTGCATTGCTTAAATTCCTATCTTTTTTCGGCCGCGGATTAAACCAGGCTAAAATTAGTGCCTTTATCTTCACCGGCGTTAGTTAGTAACGCGGCGGGTAATTTAGTGATTGCGTCGTCCAGTTTTGAGAACTTACCGGCCACCTCTTTAAAACCCGCTTTTAGGGCTTTAAATTCGGCACTCTCGACAACTTCTATGACTTCCTCTACCGCCGTCTCCATTTCGGAAACGGTTTCCTCTACCTCGGTTACGGCTTCCGCAGTGGCTTCGGATTTGGTTTCAATAGCGGTTAATCGCACATCAAGCGCGCTAAGCGCCTCAGCCAGTGCAGTGACTTTTTCCTCTAGGGTTTTGTCGCCCCCATCTACTTCCACCTCTGCGGGCGTATCTTCGATGCTAAAAAGGCGGCGCATTTTTGACATTGCTCCCTTTTTATCTTTATTTTTTGCTGCCACTTTCGTGCCCTCTTCTTTTATTTCACTAAAAACTAATGGCTCCAGTGCGCCATATAAACGCCCGGTCTTTTTGCTATTAAAACGTAATCTTTCTGTGCCAACGCTGGCCGGGGAATTAGTCACACCTAAACCCTCTAAATAAGGTTTTCCGGTATTTCTAAAATTTAATGTTTCGGATGGTTCAATAGAGCAGAATAATAATTGCCCGTCTCTATTCGCTTGGATTAAATAAGTTGACGGGCACATTTTTGCAAATAACCGTTGCAATCCGTCCACCTTCTCAGAATGTAATTCTAATATCTCTCCATAATTACCCAACCAGCGTTCGTGTTCAGGCCAAATCAATGCGGTATATACGGCTGGGTCGTAACTATCAGCCATATCAATTAACCACTGGCCCTCTATTCTGCGGCCGTCGATGGTTTCGCCTTCGGTCGCAATACGAATCCAATTAGTTGTTAATTGTGAGCCTGACATTGGCATAAAAATTAAATCTCTTATTAAGGAATATAAAATAGATAACTGATAGGCCGCATTATTCACGATAAAAATAATATAAACATTCTGATTAATTCGGCTTAATTCGGTTATAAGCCCTTAACCGCATTAATTAGAAAATCAGTTGATAATAGTTAAATATAAAATGCTCATAATAGGCACATGAGCAAATACAGTGACGAATTAAAAGCGGTTGCCCGTTCCCTTTATTTAAAAAGATGGACACCAAAAGAAATAGCCGTGGAATTAAATCTTCCAGGGCCGCGGATTATTTACTATTGGGCTGAGAAAAATAATTGGGCTGATTTACTCAGTGCGGAAAGCCTCGACGAAGCGATCGGGCGCCGCCTACAACTTTTAATCGCCAGAGATAAAAAAAACACGTTAGAACTGGACGAGATCGATCGGTTAATCGATAAAGAAATTAAGCTACGCACCCAGCGTAATAAACATCTGGAAAAAATGGCCACCATCGGCGCGGCCAATAGTGCGCGCTATAGCGAAGAGTCAACAGACGGTGACAATGACGACGGCAAGCCACGTAAAAAACGCCGTAAAAACGACGTCAGCGGCATTGTTGAAGCTGATTTTCAGCCTTTTATCGATAACCTGTTTGCTTATCAAAAGAAATTCCTAGCGGCGCGGGTAAACCGTACCCGGAACTGGCTTAAGTCGCGCCAGGTGGGAGCTACTTGGCTGCTGGCTTTTGAGGCGCTAATGGACGCGATCCTCACCGGCGATCCGCAAATTTTCTTATCAGCCAGCCGTCCACAGGCGGAAATGTTCAGAAGCTACATTGTATCAATGGCCCGTGAATACCTCGGCTTAACCCTGACTGGCAACCCGATCAAGCTAAGCAACGGCGCAGAATTACGGTTTCTCTCCACTAACAGCAGTACCGCACAGTCTTACCATGGCCATGTCTATGTTGATGAATATTTTTGGATACGAGATTTCAAAAAACTTAACCGGCTTGCGTCAGCCATGGCGACACATAAGCAATGGCGAAAAACCTACATATCTACCCCATCGTCAAAAATGCACCAGGCATATTCATTCTGGACGGGTGAGGAATGGAAAAAAGGTAAAAAAGATAGGGAAAACATCGAGTTTCCTGATTTTGAGCAAATGCAACAAGGCATTATGTGCCCCGATCGACAGTGGCGATTTATCACCACGATCGAGGATGCGGTCAAAGATGGTGCCAGCAAACTATTTGACGTAGATGAACTTAGGGACGAATACGGCGCGATCGCTTTCGATCAGCTGTATATGTGCGTGTTCACCGACTCTGGCGATAGCGTCTTTAAATACAGTGAAGTAGAACAGTGCGCGATCAACGTCGAACTGTGGAATGACTATGTAGCCAACGATTCGCACCCCTTTGGCCAGCGGGAAGTTTGGGCGGGCTATGACCCATCTAGAACCACCGACAAAGCGACTTTTGTTATTGTCGCGCCGCCGATTTTTGAAGATGAAGGCTTTAGAGTGCTGGCCGTTTATAAGTGGCAGGGCATGAATTTTAAATATCAAGCATCACAGATTAAAGCCCTCTACAACAAATTTAATATGACTTTTATCGGCATCGACATTACCGGTATTGGCCGCGGCGTTTTTGAAATGGTACAGGATTTCGCCCTGCGGGAAGCCGTGGCAATTAACTATAGCGTCGAGAATAAAAACCGTTTGGTTATGAAAATGATTGATGTTGTAGGAAACAAGCGTCTCGCCTGGGATGGCTCAGATAAAACTATTGCCGCCAGTTTTATGGCCATCCGGCGCACCTCTACCGCAAGCGGAAACGCAATGACATTCGTCGCTGACAGATCGGCGGAAACCGGTCACGCCGACGTTTTCTTTTCTATCTCACACGCATTGTACAAAGAGCCGCTTAATAACGAGCGGAAACGCAAATCAACATGGGCAACGAGTAAAGCAGCATGAAAAAACGACACCACCGCCGTGGCAAAGTTTCGGCCACCGTCAACAATAAACATATGAGTGTGATAAATTTTGGTAAGCCGGAGCCAGTCCTGACGACCGGCACCGACTACGAAAATATACGTTATGACGGCGATAACGATCATTACACTTTACCGATCAACAGGCTGGCCCTGGCTCAACTGGTAAACCTTAATTCACAACATGGCGGCATTATTTACCACCGCAAAAATATGTTGCTTAGTGACTATATCGACGGCGGTTTAAGTCATGAAGAAATAGAAGCCGTCTGTTTTGATTTTCTGATATTTGGCGACGTGGCGATCGTAAAAGTCCGCAACGGCTACGGCCAAGTGATAGGCTTGGCGCCATTGCCGTCACTTTATTTACGCCGCCGTAAAAACGGTAATTTTTTAGTTTTACAAGACGATGAACCGCTAGAATATTCACCTGATGATATTATTTATATTAAACAATATGACCCACAACAGCCGATCTATGGCCTGCCGGATTACATTAGCGGGATTCATGCCGCTTTATTAAATTCAGAAGCCACGCTATTTAGACGCAAGTATTATCACAATGGTGCGCATATGGGCTTTATTCTTTACGCTAACGACCCGAATATGACCGATGAAATAGAAGAGGAAATAAAGCGCAAAATTCAAGATAGTCAAGGCGTGGGAAATTTCAGAAACTTATTTGTTAATATTCCAAACGGTGAGCCAGATGGCATTAAAATTATGCCGGTCGGTGATGTGTCGGCGAAAGATGAATTTGCAAACGTGAAGAATATCAGCGGCCAAGACGTTTTCACTGCTCACCGCTTCCCGGCTGGCTTAGGTGGTTTAATTCCTGGCCCTGGCGTCACGCTACCCGATCCAGAAAAATCGCGGAATACATACCGGAAAGATGAAATTATTCCGATTCAAAAACGCCTTATAAATGCCATTAATCAAGATAAAGAAATTGCCGCTATTTCATCACTACAAGTTAATTTTGATATTGACGAAAACATACCCAAGGCGGCGTGAATAATGGGCCGAAAAAGTGTAAAATATCACCATAATAAATATGGAGATAAATATATGCGCGTCATGAAAATAATATGCCCAGAATGCGGCGTAAAGGCGACGATTAAAAAAACTAATCGTAAGCACGAACAGTTATCTGATATTTACTGTTATTGCTCAGATGTAGAGTGTGGCCATACGTTTGTTATGAACGTTTCCTTTTCTCACACCCTTAGCCCATCGGCAAAATCCAAAAATAGGATAGTTAAAGATTTAATCTCATGGCTCACGCCAGACCAAAAGCAAATGGCGCTTGATTTACTGAATAACCCGGCTTAAGCCGGGTTTTTAACGGCCATGCAGAATCAACAGCATAAAAAAATCATTGAATACAGGTTTTAGGTAAAATAACTCTTGCATTTGGTCGCGATTGCGACCATAATGGCTTTAACGGTTCGGGGATGGCTCGAATCAACTCAAGAAAAGTGAGAAATATTATGAACACATTCAAAATTGAAAATGCACGTATCGAATTCATTACTGATGATTTCGACATGGTTAAATTTGACCTTGTTACCGAAAAAGGGCGAGTAGAACTATCTGAACACGTTAATTATGACAGCGACGGTGATTTTAAATCAGTGGAATACACTGATAGTAATATTCGCTGTCACATGATTGAAGAGTTGTGCTCTGTATTTGATATGAGCGAAAAACCATCATTTATGCCGTCGATTGATTACGTACCATTCGCTGACATTATAGCTACTGTTGAAGAAGCTATCGCATAATTAACAAGGGGCTTTCGCCCCTTTTCTTAGGGTATAAACATGAATAATTTTGAATTAAAACAGCTTAGAAAACTTTTGTTCTTGAGTCCATCGGAAGCAGCGGAAGAAATCGGAAATGTGGAGACAAGAACTTGGCAACGATGGGAAAAAGGAGAAAGAGCCATACCTCTTGATGTGATAAGTAAAATACAGATGCTAGCCCTAACTCGTCAAGAGCGCTTGAGTGTTGAACCTGATAGTAATGATTATAACTATCAGTACATCGAGTTATTTGATGATTTTATCAACGTTTCAGGCGTAAAAAGTATAGTGAAATGGCGGCTTGCCCAGTCTGTAGCGGCGCAGTTATTACTAGAGCGGGAGTCTGAGGCTTGGCGTATGGAGGAGATCATCCAGGACGAAGGCTAAATAACTACTCTGGCCATCCTTCCATATTCATGGGTACCACATAGTTACCCATGACTATGATTACAGGTTTCATTGTTTAGTTAAAATATTTAGACTCACGCAAATAATGATCAATGTCAGCCCTGGTGACATAACCATGACTATATACGCGCAACTCGGCCAGCCCACTCCGAAAATAAGTACTGTGATAATTATAATTCTCTAAAGGCACTGTTTTGAACGGTAATTCAGGATCATCAGTATAAGGACGAGCATCAACAGAACTCTTTAAAGGAGTAAAATTTATAATAGGCAGATAATAATCTAGATAAATAATCATCCCTGCCCGCGTTCCACCAACCAACAAACATGGTTCTTTCATTTTGACCCCCTCATATAAAATAATATCCATCGCGCCTAGCTTAATTATCAACCTTGACCAATTCCGACATTACCGCCAGGCGTTCTGCCGGGGGTAATAGACGATAGTTTTTAGCCCACCTCTCAGCCTTTCTTTTTATCCTCTGCCGATCGGTGGCATTAATACCGGCAAACGCCGGACTATAGGCGGCGGTTTCCTCGTAATTCATCCATATTTTTTCTGTACGCACACCACCCCGAGTCATTACCTGGAACTCAAAACTGCGCCAATCTGATAATAAACTATCATATAGCGCGGAAGGATAGCCAGACAGCATGATAGTAGCCGGTAAAGTTTTTAGGGTTTTGATTAACCGTATATGATCGCCCTCGGTATACTCATGGCGATAGCGCTTGCGACTAGTTCTAGTTTCCAGTAAATACGGCGGATCACAATAAATATGCACCTTCCCCGCGGTGCTAAAATCAAAGCCATTTAAATAATCCACTGCATCCTGATTCACCAGGTCGATATTACCTAGCGTATTTTTAACAGCAAAATCATTTAATGTCTGGTTATCAATATCAACACCAATATTATTTAGAGCCAATGGCTTACGCAATATCACTGCACCACCGCCTAAATGGGTTTCAATATATGTATCATGCGGCGGCATTCTGGCTATGATTTGTTGATAAGCACCTGACACCGCCTTGCTGCCTAAATATCCTGACATTCCTCCTCCATTATTATTTTAATTTGCTGCAGTACAGTTATTTCTGTCTATGACCTTGAGACGTAGACATAAATAACTACTCTGGCCATCCTTCCATTCCCAGCGGGGTACCACATAGTTACCCATGACTATGCCGAATAACCGCTATTCGATTCAGTAAATACTCTTTAGTAATCTGACGCTTTTCATTTACCTGCACCGGCGCCAAACTAATCATATTCAGCCGGTCACCGGTGACCTGGTAAACATAATCATCACCAAAATCAACGCGCGCCCCCCGCGCCAGCGCTTCCAGCGTCCACGGTTCTGCCTCAATTCCGATCCGATCGGTAAAATTTTCTATCTGCGGGATAGCATCGATCGCCTGGTCGGATAAAATCGCCAGGCCGCGGCGTTCCTTTGGCGGCGATTTATCCCAATCAAAACGATAATGATGCTTTTTCGGCGTCTCTTTCTTCAATTTAAAAACCATCGCGCGCACTTGCGGCGCATTACTCCAGTCAATAGCTCGCGGCTCTGGCGGTAGTTCTGGTTCATCAACGAAAACGCCATTTCCACAGTTATTGACAGAACTCCGAGGCGCTTCGCTTTGTAAGGTCAAAGGATCAAGGGCCAGGGATTTAGGGACTATTTTCCACTTCGTTTTTCGGGTGCAGTACACTTTATCTGTGCCGTGATATGGCGAATACACGCCAGTGGTTTTCTGGACTTCTTCGCCGTAAGGATTTAATTCATCGGCCACCTTACTGGCCACTCGCACCACTAGATCCCGGCGCGGTGTAAAGGCCCCGCCCTGGGCCATAATGTAGGCTGCAAAATTACTTGAGTGAGCAGCTAATCGAACCGCATCCACTGATTCGTCAAACTGTTCCGCGATCGATGTTTCGCCAATACTGCGCAACTCGCGCCAAACACCGATCGGCGGGATACCTACCGGTTGAAACTGACGAATGCGCCACGTTGATGCCCAGGCAGCCACACTCGCGGCGCGCTCCTTCATCGGCTTGCCGGTTTCCTCGTCTATCTCGCCCTCCATCGCGTAGCCGTCGATGTTCTTACTAATATATTTAGCAATGTAGCCAGTAGCCGATCCCTTGGCCGGATCAATAATCTTTTCAGTAAAACGGTACTTCTGGGCGCCGGGCTCGTCGCCATCCTCCAGCAATGCATAGTTTCTAAAAATTTGAGTAATAGCCGCCCTATGCTCCGGTGGCATAAAAAACAACATATGCCAGTGGGGCGTTCCATCGTGATGCGGCTCAGCAACCCGGTAGCCAAACACCCGCAAGCCAGCATCTTTTAACGCGGTGCGCATTAATTGCCAGATATGCGCTAAATACTGCTGGGTTTCTTTCGGGGTATAAGCAGCGGCCGACCAGTTTCGATTAAACTGTATGCCGGAACGACCCTTTTTCTTTACGCCTGACGGGTGATACTTAGACGGCGCGGTCAAGGTATAAAACACACCGACGCAGCCCATTTCAATAGCGGCCTTTTCAATTCCGGCCATGGCGTTCATTAGCTCATGACGACGGATTGCGGGATTGGCTACGCTATGCAGAACTTTATCGATCAAGCTGATACGTTCGCCGGTTTCGACGTCCTCTAGCTCATGGCTACGTAAATACTCCATATTTGCATGGCGCTGGGTTTGCCAGTCTCGATACCCGGACTTGCTTAGATATGGAGAAATATTTTTATTTACCTGTCCAGCGGCAATGTACAGATGTTCGCGCCAGTGAGTGCGGCGGGTGCGTAGTTTTCGGCGCCACCAATCAGGATTAACCAGGCGGGCTATCGAGGCGGCGGCGTCAGTAGGTTGTAATTTTCCACGTAGATACTTAGCCCAAAACAACGGGGTAACATGAAACGAACGAGCGGCGCCAGCAAATAGACGGTATAGCATTTCTAAAACGTCGGGCGTTGATAGAATTTCCGGGCCTTCGTCACCGACCAGGTGATCGCATAATATTGTGAATTCACCGTTAATCCGGTAAGCGATTTGATAAGCCAAGCGATCTACTTCGCTGACTGACAATGAATGAATGCGGTTGAATCGCTCTGAAAATTCGTTTAACTCTTCACGAAATACACGGGCCGAATCGTCATTACTCGCAAAATGATGCTTATTATTAACCAGGTGTAAGCGTGGCAATACGCGCTTGCTGAATGTGTTCAGTAAGTATTTATTGGCTCGATCACTTCCGGCATTTTTGACCAGATAATCATAACGGCCGCTAAATACCATCTTGATAAATAGCGGCTGTTTTTCTATGTCTCTTTGTGCCTGGGCCACGGCCGCCAGCATTTCTGGCGTGACGGCCGTTTGTTTTGGCGGCAAGGGTAAAGGCTGCTGTTTATCCGTGTTCCACGGCCAGCGGCCATATTGCTCATAATATTCATGCCAGACATTGATCACCGCTTCGCGGCTGGCCGGTGATCGGTAGCCGCGAAGGGTTTTTATTTCAGCGATTTTCACGGGTATTCATCATCTGATTTAATACGCGTTTACCGCGGGGAGATAAGGGGCGGTTAAAATGCGCATCAAAACGGAGCCACATTAAGCGCTGATATACTTTTCCCCTAGGGCGCACCTTCCTTAATTTCCTACTTAATTTTTTTAGCGGCTTACCATTTCTTTCAACCCCCTGGCAGGAAAATGACATACGGCGAAACCGGCTGCATTTCATCAAATTGGCTTTAATGCCGAGAAACTGAGCACAATAGCTTTCTGACAATTGATCCAAATCACTCATAAGACTGACCCCCACGTAGGAACAGATCCCGGCAAGGGCTTTTGCAAAAACAATTCATTAAATAAGGCTTGCTTGCCTGGCTGGCGTGCCCACTGGACAAAATGAGGCTTTGAAACGGCGAGAATTTCCTTGATGGGCTGACGGCTGCTGGCCTTAGCACCAATAGAGCGGCGGGTTTCTATCGTCACTATTTCCGCGAATGGCTCATATAAAAAATGGGACATGCACGCGTTGCTATTGGATATAAGCACACGAGCGCCGCGGCTAACGGCTCGAATCAAGGCGAGAGTTAAGCGATCGTGATCTTCCAATGAAAAGCCAGCGGTATGATAAGCGGTAAAATCTGACGTTCCAGAAACAGGAATATACGGCGGATCACAATAAATTACGTCGTCCAGGCCAGCCAGATCAATGACGCGCTCGAAGTCACCGCATAATAAAGTGGCTTTTTGCAGCTTCTCGGAAAACAATCCTAGTTCACGGCGGGGGAAATAGACGCTCTTGTATTTACCAAACGGTGCGTTAAATTCACCCTTACGATTATAGCGACACATGCCGTTATAACAGTGTCGGTTAAGATAAAGAAAAAGCTCTGATTTATGGCTTGCGTAAAGTGGATCGTTAAATCTATTACGCCGGTGGTAATACATATTTTCTTCATTTGCATCAACAAACGAATCCTCAAAATAATTGATAAAATCCGGCTGGCTGGGTGGCTGTTTCAGCGTTTCATAAAACCCCATCAGATCGCCGTTGATATCATTTAAAATATATTCGGGATAATCCGTATTAATAAAAACATTACCGGCGCCAACAAACGGCTCGATCAGGCGCTTGCCTTCCGGTAAGTGCTTTTTAATTTCGTTAATAATAGAGCCTTTACCACCTGGCCATTTTAAACACGAGCGATTAGTCATGATTCCCCCTGAGATTGAGTTTTAAACAATTCAAACAAACGCCATTAAACTGATTTCTCAATACTTCCTGATTGGCTCTAGTAATAACGAATGAGCAACCATAAGAAGCACTGGATAAAATTTCTTTTTCACAATTTGAGCATTTAATTGTGCGTAGTGGTGCCGGGCGTGGTGGGCGAGGCATAATTAAACCCCTGGCTCAATTGATGCGGCACTGTATTTAAGTTCTAGCTCCTTAAATGAATTAAGGATTTCATTTTTTAAATTACTTTCACATTCTTTACATAAATGTCCAACTCCTAAACATGCAATACCATAGCCGTGCGTATCCCTAGCAATAAATTTAATAACTCCCATTTCATCGCGTGCAGACTTACTACAGCAGTCACATGTATAAGTTACCGTTTTCATAATTCCCCTTATTATTTAATTAAATTCTTTGTCACATATGAATCAAAGAAAATTAAACCTACAGCGCCAGCAATAAAGCCGCATATAAATGCGGCTGTGATAATAAATAACATCACCGGCTATTCTTCCCACTCGACAGGAATGCAATTTATTCTATGGGGATCGGCGGCGGTATCCGCGTCCGCTTTGGTTTCATAAAAAGCAAAGCGCCGCCAGACGTCAGAGAGCGGGTGATTAACTGGATATATATTTAAATAACCGGCGCGTTTCTTTGGAGCCATAAATAAATCATAATTCGTGGGCCCAAGTGCGAGATATAATCCTTTTAAATTAAAGCTACCAATTTCCTCAAGACCATCATTGCTAGTAATTAAGGCAATAATAGGATAAGGCGAACCTAACACCTCAATCTTTGAATCAAAAAAAATAATGGTGGCTGGCAATCCATTGCGCTGAATAACTGGCTCCCCACGTTTAGCGGCTTCCAGATCAAACGGTTTTAATTTAACTTGTGACATCCTCAATACTCCTTAATTAAATATTTACTTCACGTGATTCATTCGCCTGGCCTGAATAATCAGCGGCGAGTTTTTCCAAAGCAGAAATAAGATCATCCTTAGTAAAATGATTATCTCCCGCCTGAGCGGCTAATAATTCAATTTGAACAGATGAAAGGATTAATTGATTATTCCTGCCTTCACTAGTAGCCTTTTTTAATAATTCAAAATATGGATCGGCAGCAGTTAATAAATTACTTTCTGGCTCAGGTGTTGGCTTTACCATTTTTTTATAATTTGAAGCAGGGTCCCAGCCAATGAATGATACGGATTGGTCGGTTGATGCAATATAATCAGAAACTATTTTTTTACATAAACAAATAAATGAATTAATCGATCTATGGTAATTTGAAAATTCTTGTACATCTAAATTCTTACAACCAGAATCGGAAAATGATTTATGTAAAACCTGAACTTTAACTACAGTATTTTTCAAACTCCCCAAGACTGGGGCAGCGAAAACCCTAACAACGCAACCTTGCTTATAATTTTTATCAAGAAATCTTACAATATTATTACGAACTATTTCTCTAAGCATGGGTAACACTCCTTATTTTGGATAAAACGATCCCCTGACTGTTAAGCCATAGGAAAATTTATTAATGAATTTAAATAGAACTACTTATTTTCAAACACTTTATAAGAATGTAATAAGCGCGGCGGAAAATGTTCGGTTAATGTGCGCATAATGATCATGCCCTCTATTAACTGTTCCCTTTCCTGTTCGCTCATATCCTCATATTTCATCTTGACATGCCGCTCTGATAAACGGGCTAATAAACAAAGTGCCTTTTTTTCACGTTGGTTAAGTTGATTATATAAATCTTTGACCGGGTTCCGCTTGCTAAAGTGGCTGCGTCTAATATCAGTTGTAGCCTTTAAACCTCGATCTATTTCATCGGTGGTTAATGGTATTGGCCTGGCTGGTAATAAATTAAGCATATCTGCACCACTACAGAAAAATCAAAACCGCTATCAAGGCCACAAAAATCATTGATACAAGATAAGCAGCCATGAGTGCGCAAAGGATATCCACTGGCGCCCTCATGCGAAGATACCCATTAACTTAGCCCACCAACGACGCGCAGGTTTAATACCCGCGATCCAAGGTTTATCTAGATCAGAAATAAACTTAACTTTGCTGGCGCTTGGTTGAACGTGACGGCCGTCCGGGGTTTCGAGCCAACCGCGGTTATGGTGATGACCACTAACAAATATTTTATGCGTTAACATGCTCGATAATGAAGGGCTAGACATTCCACAATCTCCGGTAAGGTAACGATTAAACGCGGTGAGCCAAAAACGACTGTGCATCTTCCAGAGCACGCATAAATAACGCGACCATGTTAACGGTGCGGGTGCGCTTGCCGGTGTTGACCAATGGCAACAAACCTTTATCGGCATCTTGCTGGACACTTTTTAAGGTACGCCCCTGGCGCCGAGCGAACTCCTCAAGGGGTAATTCTGGCTCAGCCATTACTAACGCATACTGCGGATTAATAAAACCTGTGCTGATTTGGCTTTTTCCTGCTCTGCTCATGATGTATCCTAAAAGATCTAGAGTTTTCACGGGGTTTCAAGGGGTATTAATTAGTACCCTTCGAACGCAACTATAGGGTACTAATCAATACCATGTCAACCGATATCGGAATAAAAATGAGATTGCTTAGAGAGCATGAATCTCTTACCAGGGAAGAATTCGCAGATTTAACAGGGATACCCGCAGGAAGTATAAAGCGCTATGAGACAGGGCGGATCTCAAGTATAGGAAGCGATACTTTATTAAAAATCACACAAAACGAACGATTTAAAAAATATACATTATGGCTAATGACCGGTGAATCTAGTCCAGAAGTTGGGCAGATATCGCCAGAAGCAACTTATATGCAAAAAAAGCAAAACGCCTCTTAGTAGTCACTCTTTTAAATTGATATTAATGGTCATTATGTATCGTTTTTTTATGATAAAAAACAACGCTTAAGATAAAGCAATTCTATTTTATCAAGTATAAGTTGACTATCTTCATATAACAGCGAGCTATAAAAAGTTAATATTTATCCGTGAGCATAAAATAAACGGATAAATATCAATGATATACATCGGATTAAAATTAAAGGAATTGAGAGAGTTGGAGGAAATAACAGTGTGTGAACTTAGTAATATTACTGGCATAGATCCTAATACTATTAGTAATTATGAAGATAACCAAAGCGTTGAAGTGTCGGCCAAAACACTGACTCAAATAACGCAACACTCTAAATTCAAAAAATTTACATTGTGGTTAATGACCGGGGAAATTAGTCCAGAAATTGGCCAAATTTCTCCGGCTCTCTCCCCTGATGGGCACGCCTTAATGTCCAACCCCCAACCACCCCGCGCGGCTGGTTAACAATCAGTAAAATATATAACAATTGGGGAAAAGGCGGTATCTGTTCATATCGTTCAATATGGAGTAATAATAAATGTCTGTGAAACCACTTGATAGCGGCGGGTGGGAAGTTGATGTACGTCCCCAAGGCCGTTATGGCAAACGATTTAGAAAGAAATTCGACAAGAAAGGCGAAGCCCAGCAGTATGAGCGGTGGCTTATTGCAAATTATAATAATAAAGATTGGATAGAGAAGCCCGCCGATCGGCGTCGACTATCTGAATTAATCGATCTTTGGTTTCAATACTACGGTAATAAATTAAAATCCAGCCGAAGCTGTTTATTAAAGCTAAAGAAAATGGATCGCGCAATGAACCACCCTACCGCCAATCAAATTAACAATACACTGTTAACCGAGTATCGAGCCGCACGTTCTGCAAAAGGGATCAGCGAAGCAACATTAAGCAAAGAGCACTTTTTATTAAGTAGTGTTTTCTCTGTTTTAATTGAATCTGGTCACTATCAAGATAAAAACCCGATAAGAGACATTAAAGCGCCCAGGGTTAAAAAGCCAGAAATGATATTTTTAACAATGAATGAGATCAGAGAGTTTTTATCAAAACTAACCGGGGAAAACTTAAAGGTTGTACGGTTCCTACTATCTACTGGCGGCCGGTGGGGTGAAGCCAAATACCTTAAGCAGCATAATATTATTAATTGCAAGGCAACCTTTGTTAAAACTAAAAACAGCTTAGCTAGAACGGTTCCCGTTTCCCCTGAGATATACAACGAACTCAAAAGCGATCGGCCAATGATATTTGATGATGTTGATTATAAAGAGATTCGCAATGTATTAAAGGAAACTATTCCTCACCTACCCAAAGGCCAAGCAATTCACGTCTTGCGCCATACATTTGCGTCCCACTTTATGATGAACGGGGGCAATATTCTGGCGCTACAAAAGATACTCGGCCACTCTAAAATAACTCAAACAATGATATATGCCCACCTGGCGCCAGACTATTTAATTGATGCCGTTAAATTCAATCCAGTTAATAATTTAATGTCCACATAA